TTTAATATAACTTAATTTGTCTTATATACATATATTAAAGAGCAGAAATATTATCAGAATTTACATTATATGATAAGACTCCTTCTACTTTTAATATTGCTTTACGAATTTCTTCCATTTTTGAACGATCAAAACCACCTTTCGTAATCCAAGGATGACCATCAACTTTTACGGTCATAATTGATTGGAACTTTTCTGTATCTTGTTCAGCATATTCCATTGGTTCTTTTACAGATGCTACTGTTACTCCAGGAATTGATCGAATATCAGAAAATATTTCTTTTTGAGGGCGTTTTTTAATATTAGTTATAAGCATACCAACCATTTTAAATTTGTCTTGGTATTCTTCGTTTAACTTTTTACTAAGTTCCTCTTTAACTAAAGTACGTAAATGGTTCAGTTTCATACTGTTATAAATATTGCACTATCGAATAAGGGTAACACTTCCTTTAATTAATGTTTCTTTATCTGTATTTTTGTCTCCGTATACTATAACCCAAGTATAAACTCCATCTTGACATATTGTATTGTTATATGTTCCATCCCAAGGAATAGTACTGTTATAACTTTTAAACATTAATTCACCCCATCTGTTATAGATAGTTAAATAGAAATCTTGTGGATCAAAACCTGAAGTAAATACTGGGAGCCAAGTATTGTTATTTTCGTCTCCATCTGGGGTAAATGTGTTAGGGATATAAATTAATTCTTCGGGACATCTTTGAATAGTTGTTGCAAATGATACAGGATAAGATACACATCCGTTTTCATATGCTACAGCTGAGAATGTAAAGGTTCCAAAGCTATTCCATGCAATGGGTAATGTTGGATTTGCAATACTATCTTGATTTAAGATCCATACTACATTACCACCTCCTAAAGCAGTTGCACTATAAATCCTTCCTATGCTATCCCCTTCACACAATTCTATAAATTCAGATGTTAAATCTCCTAAATCATTTTGAATTTGTAAAATAGCAGGTCTAGGATAAACTGTTATTTGACGAGTAGTGTCAAAAGTACAATTTGATTGTACATAAGTATATGTTATTGTATTAGATCCTGCAATTAAAGGTGAAGGGCAAAATGTATTTCCGTTTACTCCATTTCCTGTAAATGTTCCTCCAATAGGAGTTCCAGTTAATGTTACACAATTGTCATAATCACATAATGGAATAATTGAATCTATCGTAGGTAAGACGTTTAAAATAAAAACATTAACGTCTTGGGGTAAACTAGTACAACCGAATTGATTTATCGCTATAACATTAACCGCTCCAGGTATAAATCCTGCAGGTAATGTAGACCAATCTACTGTAATATTATTAGTTCCTTGACCTGAAGTGATATTTCCTACACTTGACCAGTTATAAGAATATCCTGCGCCTAAACTTGGTACTAAATATGTTTCATTAGAGGATAAATAGCATATTGTGTCTAATGAAGTAATATTTCCTACTACAACCATTGGAGGGTTTACTAGCGCAATAGTATTTGAAGCAGGACATCCATTTGCATCTGTTACTGTTACACTGTAAGCTCCTGCGCATAAATTAGTTGCTGTTTGAGTTGTTTGTCCATCATTCCATAAATAAGTGTATGGAGCAACACCATCAATTGGGTTTGCTGTTGCTGTACCGTTACAATCTCCAAAACAAACAGGATTTGTTGCAGTCATTAATGGTACTTGTAAAACAGGAGGATCAATTAAAGTAGCATTTGCTGTTATAGTACAGTTATTTACATCTGTAATAGTAACTGTATATGTTCCTGCACATAAATTGTTTAAAGTTTGGGTGGTTTGACCATTGCTCCAAACATATCCAATAGGAGGTGTTCCATTTGTTGGGTTAACAACTAATGTACCATCACAAGCCATATTACATGATGGATTTGTTATTACAAAATTTGGTTGATTTAAATTTGGTGGTCCAGGAACAACTTGAACAGTGTCAGGTCCTAATCCAACTCCGGCATTACAAGTTGACCACCCAGCATTGCATGTTGGATATTCTAAATGGCAAGTGTAATATGCTCCACCTTGAGGAGGTGTAACTGTAATTTGGTTTACATTTTGAGCAATAGGAACAGGATTTCCTACTTGATACCAAACTAAAGTTGGTAAAACAGGTGCACCACTAGGTGTCCATCTCCAAGCATTATTTACAGCTGTCCAAACTGTTGAATTTCTACCAGGTACTGGGACTGCTTGGGTTCCTGCTGCATTGTGGATTCCTTGAACTGCTGTACCTTGTGCCCATTGAGGACAACTTGGTTTATTAGCAATGTAACTTTCAATATAATTTGTTGATTCATAAATTACAATATGAAATGTCCCTTGTAAATTTGTACATGAATACATCGGTACCCCAATCCAACTTACTGTTAACTTTCTACACGGTGCTGTACCTGATGTTTGGTATCTAATTTGTCCTCCTATTCCAGGATGCCAATCTTGCCAAGGTCCCATAATACAATTTTTAGGAACTGCAGCATTTGCTGTAGGGATTGCTAAAGAAGCAAATGTTACAGGTTGTGCTCCTGCACCTAATGATATCCAACCATTACTACCTATTCTAAATTGTGTATATGTTTGACCATAAAAACAAAAGGTAAATCCAATATTAAATGTTCCTGATTGTGTATCGTCTCCTAAAGCAACTAAAGCTCCTGTATTAGTTTGAGGCGCATAAGGTATGTTAGCTACATTATAATTTGTAGTTTGATTAGGGTTATTACCCGCAACGCATTGGCTTAAATCCGCGGTTAAAGTTGTTGAGTTTGTACCACAAGGTAATATTTGATCCGGTCCTAAAAATGGACAATATTGACTATAAACAAAACTAGTTAATAGTACCGATAAAAGTAAATTAATTTTTTTCATATTTTTAATATATTAAAAGAAAATAAAAGCCCCAAATTTCTTTGGAGCTTTTTACTAAAAATATTAACTTTATATTAGTAGTTCAAGATACAGTAATCAGGTTGAACAGTTACTTGGATATTTACTGGGGTTCCTTCGTCATCCCAGTTGTAATCTCCGAAATTAACTTCAGTAATAATGGCTCCTTTAACAATCCATTCAGAAACAATATCACCTACAGGACCTAAAACTTGGAATGTAAGATCCTTTTTATAGAAATCTGAATATCCGTCACGGCCTGTTACTGATTCGTGTCCTAAACGTACCCATTCCATTACTGCTTGAGCACCTGAAGGGGTGATTGATTCGTAAAGGGTCATCATAATAGGATTCCACTTTGTTTTACCTTTAACAAATCGTTGGATGTTAATGTGATTAAGAGCTACTGCTGTTTGAGATAATGTTACAGCAGCCATTCCTTTAATTAAATATGAAGGAATACCATCCATAGTTAATATAAAACGATTTGACTGTTTAGGTTCAAACGCTGTAAAAAATATTTGTGAATAATCTAAAATTGCCATTTTGTGTTATTTAATTCTTTTATTATAAATATTCAATTTTTAAACTTTTTACCCTGGGAATTGAGCTCCTGTTGGTAATAAGATGAAATCTAAAGAAATGAATTCAGCTGTGCGAGTAGGTTGTACATAAACTTGTCCTACTAATTGATTTTGATCAATTACAGCTGGTCCATTATTTGAATCATCCATGATTACTTTGAAAGCATATAATCCTTGTTTTTGTTGAATTCCTTCTAAATATGGATTAACTCTATTTAAAAATGAAGTTCTTGTTGCAAGTGTATTTTGTTCAAATACAACTGTATCAGCAATTTGACGAATATAATTTTTTAATTCAATCATCAAACGACGTACATTCACACGATCAAGAGCAGAATCAGCTTTTTGTAATGTTTTCTGTCCGTATACTACAACTCCTTGTTTAGGTAATGTAGCAATTGGGTTAACATTATTAGCATATAAAGAATCTCTATTACCTTGAGTTAACTTTAATTCAGCTTGTAATACTGTGCTTAAACCACCACGATTAATACCTGCTGGTGCAAACCAAGGGGCAGATACTTTATCGTTAAATGCATATACACCTGGGATTACAGTTGAAGCTGGTACCCAAGCATGTTTTCCAGTCGCTGGGTCAATGATTCGAACCCAAGGCCAGTAAGCAGCAGCATATGAAGTATCACGAGTTTGAGCTTGTGTTATTGTTGAAGAAACATTACTGCCATATGAAGATAAATCTACTACAAACATATTATCACCTCTATTTTGGGTATTTGATATAATATTTGTAATTTGAGCAGTATGAGTATCGTTTAATAGTCCTGGGGTAAATAGTAGATTAAATTGGTAAGCTTCTCGATTACCTAAGAGTGCAATCATGTGGTCATAATCACTTCCTATTAATCCTTGAGTATTTGCTCCTATTTGATCATAAAAGTTTATTGAACTACTTACAGTTCCGGAAGCACTAATGAAAGCACCATCTAAAGAACCACTTCCTACTACCGGAAGAGAGCCTGTAAATGATGGGTTAGAAATTAAACCAACTGAATTTAAATAATTAGGAGTTGGGTAATTTATTGCTTTTACACGAACATATTTTGAATTATTTGGGTAACTTCCAGACAATGCCATCTGAACATTAGCTGAATCGTAGCTTAGTTTTTGATCTCCAATTACTTGAGAAATATAACGAGATGAATTTGGATCTAAATTTACATTATTCCAAGATTCTAAAATAATTTTATTATTAGTATTATCATCTCCTCGTCTAATCACTAAACTAAAATTACCGGATCCGGTATTTACTTGAGTAATTTCCCATCGTATGTTTTCTTTACTTCCTAAAAGCAATGATCCAGAAACTCCTGAACCTGAATTATTCATAACAATTCCTTCAGAAAGGGTTTCTAGAACAAATGAAGCAGAAGTAAAACTATTTTGAATTGTTGTACTTTCAGCAGGAGTATAAGAACCACTAGCAACACGAGCTACCAATAACGAACTACCTCCATAATTAAAATAATTGTAAGCAGCAATTGACGTTAAATATGAATAAGCATTACCACCACTAATAAAAGAATCTCCAAATAACATTTGAAAATCAGAATATGACGTTACTAAGGTTGGTTTTTCATAAGGGCCTTTTACTGTAGGGCCTATAATGGCTGCCCCTGCTTGAACTGGCTGGCCTGTTAAGAATGTGTTATCTATTTCGCTAATTGCTACTCCAGGAGAAACTGTGAAATTTGCCATTTTATCTTTTTATTATAAATATCAATTTTTTTTCTAAAATATATTACTGTTGAGGGAAGGTTGCACCTGTAGGTAATATGTTAAAGTTTAACACAATAAATTCAGCTGATTTAGTAGGTTGAAGATAAATCTGTCCTACCATTTGATTATTATCTACTACTGATGGTGGGTTGTTTGATTCATCTATTATTACTTGAAAAGATGTTAATCCTTGTTGTTGTTGAACTACTGAAAGGTATGGGTTAATAGCGGCTAGTAATTGGTCTCTGGTAATTTGGTTATTTTGTTCAAATACAAAAGAATCAGCTATTTGAGAAATATATGATTTCAATTCAATCAATAAACGTCTTACATTCACACGGTCTAGTGCACTTTTTTTCTTTTGTAATGTTTTTTGTCCAAATACTACAATTGCAGGAGTAACGTTTGATGAAAATGTAGCAATAGGATTTACGTTGTTTTGGTAAAGTAAATCTCTATTTGATTGTGTTAAAACTTTTTCAGTTGTAATTACAGTAGATAACACACCTCTATTTACACCAGCAGGAGCAAACCATGGATAAGCTATATTATCATTTTGAGCATATACTCTAGGTATCATCGTAGATGGCGGACACCAAACTTGACTAGCATAAGAAGGATCAATAGTTTTTAACCAAGGCCAATAAGTAGCAGCATATGAGTTATCAAAAGCATTAGCTGCAGTAGTTACAGGGATTAAATTAGAATTAAATCCTACAACATCAATTACTGCCATAGTATCCGCTCTATTTTGAACCATTGTAATCAATTGTTGAACAACTGAAAAATGGTAAGCTGAATTTCCTATTAATCCAGGAGCAGTGATAAAATTATAACGGTAAGCATCTCTGTTAGCTAACAAAGCAATAGATTCTGTATAATCATTAGCTGTTAAACCTTGAATATTACCTGAAGATATATTTTCATAATATGCCCCGGCAACACCTGAGGGGATATTGCTTCCTTTTCCATCTCCAAATGATCCACTACTAGCAATGGGTAAAGAACCAGTAAATTGGTTTTTAGGAATACCATTGTTATCAAAATAATTTGGAGTAGTTTGGTTTACTTGTTTAACACGAACATAAGCTGATTGGTTAATGTAACTTCCTGAAAGTTGTATATAATATTCTCCTGTAGATGGGTCATTGGTTACAACTTCAATTTGGTTCCCAATTCTTTTTTCTACATAATTAGGAGAAAGAGGATCTAAAGTTAAATCATCAAAAGTTTCTAAAATAATTTTAGAAGTTTGAGTGTCATTTCCTTGTCTTATATATAAAGAAAAAGTTCCATTATTTACATCAGGAACTCCTATTTCCCATCTAACATTATTTGCTGAACCGCTTAATAAAGTTTCATTAGATCCTGTAGGACCTGTACTGTTCATTATTTCTCCTTCAGAAATTGTTTCTAAAACAAACACATCTTGATTATAAGGGGCACCAGCAGCATGAGCAGATGCTGAAATAAATGAAGATGTTGCAGGTGTCCAGGCTGTAGCTGTGCTACCACTTACTACACGGGTTACTAACAAGCTATCTCCACCTCCAGCAAAATAATTATACGATGAAATTGAAGTAAAATATGTGTATGTTTGGCCACCACTAACAAAAGTATCACCATATTTGTTTTTATAATCTGTCCAAGAAGTAACTAAAGTAGGTATTCCTACTTTACCTTTAACCGTTGGGCCTATAATAGCAGCTCCTACTTGAGTAGGGACTTGAGTGATAAAAGAT